ATGAGAAGGCAGGGATGACCGAGGACGATGCGCTTCTTACAGCGCGTCTGGCCTACATACTACACGACAAGGACTACAACGAGAAGACCAAGGAGATTACCCTCTGGACCCCTAAAAAATAAGGCAAGGTATATATGACACAGGAAAACATTTTTCCTTTTATTCCAAAAGAATTACTCCAAGCTTTAGAGGAGAGATTCCCAAAGCAGGACTTCGGCCCCGGAGAGTCTATACGAGAGTTAGACTACCACTACGGGCAAAGGTCTGTTATAAGGTTTCTCTTTACCAAGATGGAGGAACAGATGGAAAATTCATTAACCTCAATA